CTTTAATGACAAAGTAGCTGACAGTGAAAAAGAAGAAACAGGTTCAGGAGATGTATCTTGGTACCAATTACTAAATCAGTTAAAGCGTTTCGCACAATCATATCAATTGAGTTTTGAATTACGTAATGTAGACAATCTGAAGCATGACATGGCAAAAAGGGTATATATGAAGAAAAAAGAATCAGTACAAGAAGGTTACTATCCAATGGGCAAAAAAGCAAGTTACAGTGACAACGTTCCTAACGTAAAAATGATTATTCAACATAGTCGTCAAATTGAAGAAGGTGAGCAACGTTATCGCAACGTAGAGCGTATCTTTTTAGAGAATGAACAAGGTGAAAGATTTTTAGCACCTACAACTAAACCTGGTATCGCACGTGTGTATGCTAGACATATTGCCGAAGGTGGAAATCCTCATGATGAACGTTGGAATCACATTGGTAGTCTTTGTGAAGAATATCAAAAGATGGGTGCATTTGTTCGTGCTACTCGCAATGGTCAATTCAACGAATCAACTCAGCGTTTAGTTACTGAAGGTGTCAATCATTATCAACAACTGCGTGAGAATCTAAGCAAGTTAGCTGGACACCGTGGTTACAACGCCTACTTTGAAAGTTATACTCCAGCACTTATGGAAGATGAAGGTAGTATTGACTTAAGCGAAATGTTTATGTCTAGTAGCTTAGATCCTCGTATTGAATCAGTAATGCCAATATTAGCTAAACTAAGCAAGAACATTACTGAAATGGCTGAAGTAGATGAACTAACTGAATGGGCTGATAGTTTAATTGAAGGTGGTGGCGGTGGTGAAGCTAGTCAACAACCAGTAGAGCCAATAGTTAGTGAAGAAGAAAGCTTAACAAGTAATAATCCACAAGGTATTCCTGAAGACGAAGATGATTTAGATGAAGGTTTAGATCCAGAAAAAAAGGCAAGGCTCAATGACTTAATAGATGCATACACTGATGCAACCGATCCTGAATATATGGGTGATGATGACCATGAAGATATCATTGCACAGATTCGTGCAGAGTTTGGTGACAGAACTGCTAATAGTATAGCAAATGGTCCTAGTATGCATTTTCCTCGCCCGGGGTATTCAACGGGACATGACGATTTAGAATTCAAGCAGATGCGTAAAAACATGTCACCTAACAGAATTACTAAAACAGGTAAACTTCACAAACAAGATAGTGATGCAATGAAGCGTGATATTAAGAACAAATTTGAAGTTGAAGAAGGTGTGTTAGACACACTAAAGAAAGTTGGCGGCAAAGTGTTAGACAAATTAGGTCATGAAGATGACGTATTAAAAGACCTACAAAAGAAAGCCGGTATACCATCTCATGCACAACATGGTAAGCCTAACATGGCTCATCCTAAAGATGAAGAACGCATTGAAGAAGTTGACATGGGTCAAGCTGACAGTTCATTAAGAAGTGAACCAAAGCAAAATCATGATAAGATGGATCACTTTACTGCGTTAGGCAAAGCCTCAAAAAAATTAGGACACGCCCATTACATGGATGTACCTGATGACAAACTTGAAGCACTTAGAGCAATGGTTAAAAGATTCAGAGCCGGGGAAACAGTTGAAGAAGCTGAAACACCTACTCACAAAGGTGGTAAAGTCATACGCAAAGATGGTGTAACTAAACATCAATCTGGTGCCGGAGTATACGGTGGATATGATGATACAACACATCCTGATAGTCCAGAAGAAAAACATGCTGAACAGCCTGGAAGAAAAACTGGACACAGTACTGATCAAATAAAGAAATTTAAATTTAATGAGGGTGAAGGTAATTTTGCCAAAGCAATGGATACACTAGGCGGCTGGCACCAAGAACAAAATGACGAAGGTCAAGAAGTTTTCTACTTTGATGATCGTGAAGGCGGTTACTATGCAGATGGTGTTGTTCGTCATAATCCACAAACTGGCAAAATTTCTATCGACTTTGAAGATAAGTCAGGTGATTACGGGGGTGATATCAAAGGAACATTCAGTTCCATTGGGGATGCTATGAACATATTAAGAGGAACTTTTATAGCAAGGCATGGCGGCGGCGAAGCACACAACTTTGATACATTAGGTGGAAGAAGTATAGCAGGCCCTAATGATGTACATAAAACAGATAGGGCAGGTAAAAAAGGTACATTGACTAAATCTCGTATGGATGGCATGAAAATGTCTAGCCCATACAGTATGCGCGGTGGACCTAAAGGTGTACTACCAGAAGAGGCGTTGAGTGAAATGGACAAGAACCAAACACCTTCAGGACGTGACGGTAGCGGTGCCAGTCACGGCACATACGGTTCTAGAGACAAAAAAGATCCAGATGCTGGTAAGAAGCAATATACAGCTAAAGGAATTACCGCCAAGCAAGCAACTACGGACGCCACTGATATGTTAAACAAGGCATTTAAGGGTGTAGACAACAAGAAAGATGTGAAAGAGGGTCAAGAAGACCTGGACACAATCAGAAGATTGTTGGGTAAATAAGTACTCAAAAAACCGCACTTTTTTGTGCGGTTTCCCACATCCATGATAAATACTATTGACATTAGTGAAAGCATTTGCTATACTTACACTTGTGTTAGACATTCATGGTGAGTGTCGAATATAAAACAAGAGACCATCTCAATTTATTAAGGAAATATATCATGGCATCATTAGCAGACATTCGTGCTCGTATCGCAGCACAAGACAACAAATCAACTAACAAGGGTTCTAACACCCAATCTGATAATTCAGTTTACGCACACTGGAACATGGACGAAGGCACTACTGCTAGTATTCGTTTCTTACCAGACGGTGATTCAAAGAATGATTTCTTCTGGGTCGAAAAACAAATTATCAAACTTCCATTCAATGGCGTCAAGGGTGATCCTAACGTTAAACGTGTTGAAGTACAAGTCCCATGCGTAGAAATGTATGGTGACAACTGCCCTATCTTGGCAGAAGTTCGTCCTTGGTATAAAGACGAAACATTAAAAGAAATGGCTAACAAATATTGGAAGAAACGTAGTTATCTATTTCAGGGCTTTGTTCGTCAAAACCCATTGGGTGATGACAAGACTCCTGCAAATCCTATTCGTAGATTCATCATCAGCCCACAAATCATTCCAATCGTTAAAGCTGGACTGATGGACCCAGAGATTGAAGAATTGCCAACAGACTTGTTACGTGGTCTTGATTTTAATATCAAGAAAACAAGCAAAGGAGGTTATGCAGATTACTCAACTAGTAACTGGGCACGTAAAGAATCTCCACTTACAGAAACAGAACAAGCAGCTATTGCAGCACATGGTTTGTTCAACTTGAAAGACTTCTTACCTAAAAAGCCCGGCGAAGCAGAATTGCGTATCATCAAGGAAATGTTTGAAGCAAGTGTTGATGGACAACCATACGACAATGAACGTTGGGGACAATACTATCGTCCATGGGGACTTGAAGCACCTGCAGGCACAACAGCGGCCCAAACATCAGCTACTACTGAAACTAGAGCACCCGCGACTGCACCCGTAGCAGCAGCTTCAACTGCACCCTGGGAAGCTGATGCAGAAGAGGCAGCAAATGCCCCTATCACTATCCCTAAAGCAACGTCAAGTGACAAAGCACAAGACATTCTAGCCCTTATTAAGGCTAGACAAAACAAGTCTTAATTGAATGGGGCTACGGCCCCTTCTCTCGGAGAATATCATGACACTACCAGATGAACGCTACCGTGCCCTAAAGCAGGGTAAAAAGTTATTAGAAGAACTATGCGACCCAGGTCGTACACCACGAGTACCTAGCTTAATCAGAGACAGAGCAAGAACCGCATTAAGACATTTTCCTAACGATTTTGAATTAGAACGTATTGCAGATAATTGTCCAGAGTATCTTGACAAAGTATCATTTTCTGATAGACTAGTAGCATCACGACATAATTAATAAGGAAACACAAATGGCTAAGCCCTTTGATATAAGTAAGTTCCGCAAGGACATTACAAAGTCCATTGACGGACTTTCGATAGGATTCAATGATCCTACTGATTGGATTAGTACAGGCAACTATGCACTGAACTATCTTATTAGTGGTGATTTCAACAAAGGCGTACCACTAGGTAAAGTTACAGTATTCGCAGGCGAATCAGGTGCAGGTAAAAGTTTTATCTGTTCAGGTAACATAGTACGTCACGCACAAGAACAAGGCATCTACGTTGTTTTAATTGACACAGAGAACGCACTTGACGAAGCATGGTTACACGCATTGGGTGTATCTACTGCTGATGACAAATTACTCAAATTGAACATGGCAATGATTGACGATGTTGCTAAAACAATTAGTGAATTTATGAAGTCTTATAAAATATTACCAATTGATGAGAAACCAAAAGTTTTGTTCGTCATTGATTCACTTGGTATGTTATTGACACCAACTGACGTTAATCAGTTTGAAGCAGGTGATATGAAAGGTGACATGGGTCGTAAGCCTAAAGCACTGACAAGTCTTGTTCGTAACTGTGTTAATATGTTTGGCAGTCACAATGTTGGATTAGTTTGTACTAATCACACATATGCAAGTCAGGATATGTTTGACCCAGATGACAAAATCAGTGGTGGACAAGGTTTCGTATACGCTAGTAGCATTGTTGTTGCTATGAAGAAATTGAAACTGAAAGAAGATGAAGACGGTAACAAGGTTAGTGATGTACGTGGCATTCGTGCCGCTTGTAAGATTATGAAAACTCGTTATGCTAAACCTTTTGAAAGTGTACAAGTTAAGATTCCGTATGAAACAGGTATGAGTCCTTATTCAGGTATGCTTGACATGATTGAAAAATCTGAACTTGTTAAAAAAGAAGGCAACAGTCTTGTTTATACTACACTTGATGGTGAAATCATTAAGAAGTTTCGTAAAGCTTGGGAAGCAAACACTGATGGTTGCTTAGACAAGGTTATGAGTGAGTATAGTGAAAAATCAAATTCTAAGATAAGTAATGTAACACCGGAGGAGGAGGTTACAGAATGAGCTTAGATTTTGTTGTTGAAGTTTGGGACGCATTGCGTTCTCATATTGATTTAAATGACCGTAGCGATGCGGCAGATTCGTTAGTTAATCTACTGATTGATAATAATTACGAAGCCAGTGATATCAAAGATGTGTTTAGAGGTGAAAAGGAAGTGCTTACAGCATTGAAAGATTACCTGGAACAACATGATATAGAGGATGAGGTAGACGATTATTATGATGAAGACATAGACGATGAATGGAATTAAATGACATGGTATTCACGCATCACAGACGACTTGTCTGTGATACCCGATTTCATCAGTCACTATGAGGTTGAATTAATTTCAGCCAAGCAAGAAGTAAAGAGGAGCGGTAATGTTGAAAAGAATATTGCCGCTATTCCTGGCCTGACCGAACATAGATTTAACCAATTACAAGAGATTGAGGCTGTTCTACAGTATCTTAACCTACAATTACGGAAAATTCGCCGAAAACATTTCAAAAAATATTTAGAAGCGTATAATAGAGCGTTAAGTGATAGAACAGCCGAGAAGTATGTAGAGG